TATGGTTATAGGACCGATAAGGTTTAAACCTTGGACTAACATGACGTTAAGTCCCCAATGCTTTCAGCCGGGACCGGATGGTAAATCCTATCCTGAAACTGATACTTTTATTTCCTTTGTATCCACGATCACAAGTAGGCCCATGATGCACCTCCTTAGGAGGTACTCTCATGTTTTCTCACAAGTGTTTCCAGTGCATATTGCAATGGATATGTGGAGTGAAGGTTCCGTAGCTATGAAATATAGCATGTCTCCTTACAACGACTGTATTGGAAAAATTTCCTTAATACAGGAGCCGGGGTTTAAGCTCCGTGCAGTGGCAAACCCGAATCGGGTATTGCAGTCTGCATTACAGCCACTGAAAGTGGCGTTGGGCAAAACCCTAGCGCGTATTGATCAAGATTGTACATTTGATCAATATTCCGGTGTTGAAACGGTGCGGAACTGGTTGCGAGGCGGTAAACAAGTTTACTCTGTAGACTTGTCTGATGCCACCAATCTGTTCCCCTTAGACTTCACTCAATCTGTCCTTGTACAGTGGGCAGATGGGCAGCAGGAAGGTCAAAGAGAAATATATCGATCTTTGGTCGACATATTTACTGAGTCTTCGCGCATGCCGTTCTATTCTAAAATAGACGGCGTGACACGAGTCCACAAATTTACTCGTGGCCAACCATTAGGGTTGGGGCCCTCATTCTTTGCATTCTCGCTCTCTCACCATCAACTTGTTCGCACAATTTGTGAACATACCAAAGTTGATTACGACTGTTACCGTATTCTAGGAGATGACATAGTAATTAATCATCCCGAAGTTTACAAACAGTACAGAATCTCCCTAACTAAGTTAGGTTGTTCTGTCTCGGAACAGAAGTCAATGACTTCATCCGACGTTGCTGAATTTGCTGGTAAGATCATCACCAAAGGTGCGATCATACCCCAATTTAAGTGGCGAGAGATCTCGGATCTCAATGTTGTGGATTTTGTCCGTAACATTGGACCTTCCTCTGTTTCCTTACTAAAACCTCGTCAGAGAAGTTTGATTAACTTCTTATCCGAAGTACCCACTTTCTTGGGTGGGTTGGGTTGGAATCCGGCAGGTAAGCCGTTGGAAGAGAGGCTGGAACAGCCGATCAACCAATTCCTCCTCAATAAAGTAAAGGAAGTCTTGGTACCATCCGAAAGGGTGGACCGGCCTATCGTCAGATTTGCATCTGATCCTAGGCATAGAGATTTAACACCACACTACATTAAAGTAGATGGGTTAAAAGGATTGATCCCGACCAGGGATCTTAATCCTACACAGTGGGGTTCAAAGGAATTTTGGACTTTGTTCTACAAAGCCCAAGCTTCCCATAAGCCTTTCGAGAGTTTTCTCTCAAGCGAGTTTCTAGATAATCTCTACTCTCCTTTAATCAAGGAGATAGGAGACCCCAGACACTCGTCACCGTGGTTTGAAGTTCTCGAATACTATTTGTATTTTGCATACAATAAGTTGCGAGATCCTTCCGTAATTTCAGATTACCGATCAGTGTTGATAAGTATCAACAATGAAGAGATATCCAAATATGAGAAGGAATCCCGGGAACGCGACATCCGAGAGGGTCGTATCATGGTTTTACCCAAGATTCGATTCAATCGTGACTAGCCTCGTTAAAGGACGAGTTCACCCAGAGTGCCGAAGCAAT